CAACGTTTTCACGTCGCGAGTCACGGGGGCAGCACTCCTCCTCCCACAATCAAGCAGGAGGTACTCGAGAAGGTCTACAAGGCTTTTCATGCGTCCTCCTTATGGAGGGTTGGCATCCAGGGGATTCGCCGAGTCCCCTGAATAAGCTACGTAGCCTCCCCGGGTATTAGCCAGGGAGCAACCTAATCGATAAATCGATTAAGTTTCGCCGTTGGCCAACTTCAAGATGTTGGCGGACGTGAGATACGCAACGAGGGCATTGCCCAAGTTTTGTGCATCAACGGCCGTATACCCAACACTCGGGAAGTCCAGCGTGAAAGACGCCGTCATGCTAGCCAGTATATTACTGGTCGGCACTAAGGGGTCAGTCGCGTAGGCATCCCTACGAAGGCGGACATTGACTCGGTTCCGGGCCTTGAACTGATGAGACATGATGAGGTCATAGACCACACCAGTATCATTCAGCTTGTACTCGGAAGAGTCTTCTCCTCTGCTAATAGCAGGAAGAGACTTTGCAGCGGCAGCGTACGTAACTGATTGGGGGTCGGCGAACACGTCGATGCTCCTCGAGTTACTTTACTTTGCTTCGGGAAATACCCAAAGCAGCGAGGATGCCAAGCTGGTAACCTGTAAGGTCGCCTAACTTGACACCCAAACCAAACGGGTTCCCTGATCCGGAGCGAGACTTGGTGACCTTCTTATGAATGGTCGTACAAGAACCGCCCCAGCTTCCACCATAGCATATCCAAGGCATACAGGCCGTTAGGCCTTTTGACTTGACGTCTGCTTGGTAGATGCGCGTCGAATCAATGGTCTCCATTACGAAGCCATAGTTCGACGTCAGGTTATCGACTGCGTTGTCACTAGCGTTAGAGACTACGTCTCCAACGTTAGAGAACCAGTCGATGAGCCATGACCAGGGTAGCACTTCCCACAGAAGCTCAGGCGTTGGTGACGCACCGAACAACGCGTAACGTGCTCTCCTGTTCCACTCAGACGAGCTAACGTCTGGGATGTAGTAGCGAAAGCTACCAGCATACCAAGATCTTCGCTCGGCTGTCTCTGTGATGCTCCACTGAGTTGAACCAACGGTCCAATTCGGAGGAGCACCACGGCAGTTGTAAAATGGAGCCTGGTATAAACCAGAACTCTGTGATACAACTGACTTCTCGTTGGCGATTCCAGACCTTCTACGTATGTTCTTACCATTCTCGCGAATGATCTGAGCCATACGTTTGTCAACTTCATGCCAAAGATTATACATCTTTCGCAAGTCGTTGACGAAGGGCTTCCAGCCGAAGACGATGTTAAGATATTCGGAACCTAAGTTACGAAAATCTAACAACTCCTTCAGGGCGATCCTCGGAATGTGCCGAAAAGCGGTTCCTCCTTGGAGGGCACGCTTAAACGGAACTGCCGGCAGGTCTTTCAGTTCGATTAAGAACTGACCGACACTAGCTACAGGATTCCCGGGACGGGTTCG